CTTCCTTGATAGAATTCTTTAACTCTTCAATATTTCCGTGTTCTCTTCTTGGTGCGGTGTCTTTTATTTTTTCAATTTCTATCTCCATAAATTACCTCCAAAAAGCCAGTAAAAACCCTTGCGTTAAGGTAGTGCGAGCCTTTGGTGGGTTTTTCCGCAAGGGCTTTACTGGCTAAATTATTTAATTTTCTTTGGAATTTTTGCATACTCGCACCACCTTTGTTTGTTTTTTTCTTAATTTTACCAAGTTTTCCCCTAAAAACAAGAAAAAAAAATACAAAATGAAATTTTTTTCTTGACAAGTGACAAAAATTGTCACAAACTTTACAAAAAATGGCAATAACAATTATTATTCTTAAAAAACTATGGTAGAAGAAAAGAAATCTTTACCAGCAACTCCGCCGCCAATAAAGAAGGAAGCGCCTCCGGAATTTCCTACCGTTCGAGACGAGATAATCGATACTGCTAAAAAACTTGGGGGGTTATACAAGTGGATTATGGCAGGGGAAAAATCTAAAAGGGTTACTAGGGAAAAGCGGGAAAGAATATTCTGGATGCGGATTTATCCGAAGGTGATTGAGCCTAAGATAGATATAGATAAACCGCTAATTCAGATTATGACTTATGATCCTAAAAAGGTTAAGCCTAAAAAGAAATGAAAAGTAGTATTGAGCTTTCGTATTTCCCTGCAAGTGATACTTTGGATGCATTTCATAGATGCGATGCTGATTATCGGGCTATTATCGGTCCGGTAGGAAGCGGAAAAACTTCTGCCGCTGCCTGGGAATGTCTGTATTTTATTCCTCGATTTTTATATCACAAATACAATATCCATCAAACAAGGGGAGTTATTGTTCGGAATACCTACCGAGAATTGAGAGATACCACTCAGAAAACAGTTTTTCAGTGGTTTCCTTATGGTAGTTATCAAGCTAAAGACGATATTTATATAATTAAGTGGCCAGAAGGATATTCAGTAGAAGTTCTGTTTCGGGCTTGTGATAGAGAAGGAGACCTAAAAAAGTTTAAGAGCTTAGAAATTACCTGGTTTTGGATTGATGAAGCGATAGAAGTTAGCGAAGAGATTAAGCGAATGTTAAAAAGCCGAATTGGTAGATTCCCTCCTTTATGTCCTCGAAGATATGGCATCGAAACTTCTAACCCTCCTGATGTAGAACATCCTCTCTACTGGCAATATCAATGGGATTCTCCTCCACCTGGACCAGTTCCAGAAAATCAACCACTTGAAAATCATTATGGCTTTTGGCAGAAGCCGGGGGAAAATGCTCAGAATTTAAGACCCGGTTATTATGATGACTTGCGGGCTGATTATGCTCATAATCCCGATTGGATTTCGGTTTATATCGAAGGGAAACCAGGCGTTATTATGGCTGGAAAGGCGGTATTTCCTAACTTTAATCGGGAAATACATGTCTCGAAGTCTCCACTTATTTGGAGCAAAGGTGAATTGTATCGAGGCTGGGATCACACTGGTAATTCTCCTGCCTGTGTGGTTTTACAGACTCCTACTGCAGGGCAGGTTCAGGTTCTAAAGGAATTTACTGCTGATAGAATGGGAATAGTTGATTTTGCCAGGATGGTTGTCTGGGAATGTAATCGGTTGTTTCCTGATGCTACATATACCGATTATGGCGATCCTGCGGGTACTAACCGGTTTTCTACGAGGGAAGGTGGTTTTACTTCTAATTCGCAATTAATTCAAGAAGCGGTAGGAATTTCAATTATACCATCGGAACAAAATTGGGAAGCAAGAAGGGAAGCGGTTGACCAGCTATTACGAATGCGAGATGGACTACTTATTGATTTTCGTTGCACTAAGTTAATTAATGGACTTATGGGTGGTTATCATTATCCAGAAATAGGGAAAAGCGGAGTTTACCGGAATCAGCCAGAAAAGAATAGATTTTCCCATATTTGCGATGCATTACAATATGTAGCGGTAAAGCTTGCCGGGAATAAAACTACAAACAGGATTGTTCCTGAAGAGATAAGGAAGTATCGCAGTTATTATACTGATAATTATATCTCGGGTGGTGTGAGCTATGAATGAAACTACTCTAAAAACTGAATGGGAAGAAGCATATAACCAGGCCTCAATGGTATGGATGGAATGGTGGAGAGAGGCTAAGCGAGATTTACAGCATTATTTAGGCGACCAGTGGAGCGCTCAGGATAAACGATACTTAGCTGAACAAAGAAGAAACGCTTTCGTTTTCAATAAGATAAAAAGGGCAGTAGAATTGATTGATGGGTATCATAGGAAAAATGCACTTTCTTTAAGAATTCAGCCGGTTGAGCAAAGTAGCGATCCACAAGTTGCTTACTTACAAGATAAGACTGCATCTCAATTATCTCAAATAGTTATGTTTCTTATGCAATGGGGAGGCGGTTATCAGGTTATTAATGAAGCCTTTTCTGGTGCTCTAAAAACCGGAATGAATTTAATCCGTGTCTATATGGACTACACTGATGACCTGATTGATGGCGATGTGAAATTTATGCGGGTAGCATACAATCAGTTTTTGTGTGACCCGTGGTTCACTAAATTAGATTTATCGGATTGCTCCTATGTTTTATTTAGAGAATATATTTCTAAGGAAGAAGCTATTGCATTATTTCCTTCTAAAGCAAAAGAAATTAGAAAGATGATCCCGATAGATGCAGATGAAAAGTTTATGTTTTTGAAGCCAGAAAAAGATGTGCTGGGGCATCCTAAACTTCCTTTTGATGAATTCTTTAAACGGACTACTAAAAAGGTGAAAGTGATAGTTGACAGACAAACCGGAAACTATGAAGAAGTAGAAGCAAGTAAAAAAAGGATTGAAGATTTAGCGGCGACAATTCCGGGGTTCGATGAAAGATTTATGATTATTGAGCGATGGAAGCCAACAGTTGAACATACAGTATGGCTAAATAAAGAATTGATGTATAACGGTCCTGAGGCTTTTGGGCTCGATGATTTTCCTTTTGTTCCAGTTGTAGCTTATTTTGATCCTGAATATGACGATATGAAATATAGGATTCAATCCTATGTAAGAATTATGATTGATCCGCAACAAGAGGTTAACCGAAGAAGAAGTAAGTTTATTGATATTCTTGATACACAAATTGCATCTGGCTGGAAAGCTAAAGAAGGTTCAGTGGTTGATCCGGAAGATTTATACCGAAGTGGGCAAGCAAAGGTTATATGGATTAAAAAAGACGCTAATCTTAACGATATAGAACAACTAAGGTCTGCTGATGCTCCCGCTGGTTTAGTATCACTTATTCAGCTTTTAGATAAGGATATAATGGAAATTCCGGGAGGGAATGCTGAACTATATGGCGCACCGGAAGTGGACAATATGGAAATTTCGGGGGTATTAGCTAAGTTGCGGGTAGGAATGGGCTTAACGATAATGCAGTCACTATTTGATAACCTGCGCTGGAGTAAGAAGATATTAGGAAATAAGTTAGTTAAGTTAATTCAGGAAAATTTTTCTCCTGCTAAAGTAGCTCGCATTGTAAAAGAACAACCAACACCGGAATTTTATAACAAATCGTTTGGTAAATATGATTGTGTGCCAGTTGAGGGTGTTTTAACCGATACTCAAAAGCAGATGTATTTTACTCAATTATTATATCTCAAAGAGAAGTTTCCTGATTGTCCAATTCCCTGGAGTGTTATTTTCGATGCAGCACCGATTGAGAATAAAGATAAGATTATCGAACAGATTAATAATCTTGAGCAGAAACAACAACAGATACAGCAATTACAGATGGCAATGCAGTTGCTTGCAATGAAACGAGAACAAGCAAAACTAACAACCGAAACTGCATCTGCTCAAGAGAAAATGGCAAAGGCTAAATATAATACTGCAGTTGCTTTTGATAAGTTTATGCAAGCAATTCAAAAAATGGAAAAGTCTAAGAGTGATGTAGTAAAGGATTTGATTGAAATAAGTCAATCATTAGAACAATGGCTTGAAAGCGGTAAAGAACAATCAGAACTAATACCTAACAATGTTTCACGGGAAACATTACCTGAAAATATAACAGGTTTTCAAGGTGTTAATGCGACTCAAATACCTGAAGTTGAAAGCGGGCAGATAATACCAATCAGTCCACCAAAAAGAAGAGTAAGGATAACAAAGCGATGAGTAATGAACAAATAGTATATATTCAGGATTTACGAACAGATTTAGCGCTGGACTTCCAGAGAAAGTTAGAAGAAGTGATAAGTAAAAACACTAAAAAGGATAGATATTACATTCTTGCAATAGCAAGGCAATTACATACTGGACAGGTAGAAACAAGATTTATTATTTCTCCAGCGAGACCACCAAAATTGATAGGAACTATTTGTTACTATGTAGATAACAAAGCAGGAAAAGTAGAAAGGTTATGGATTTTACCTTATGATATACCTGTTCCGGATGATGGTAAAGGCAATCTGATTGAGGAAGTAGCTCAATCAGCAGAAGGAATGCCAATAATTTATGGAGGGTAAAGGGATGAAAAAGTTATTAGGAATGATGATATTTATTGTTTGCATATTTGTTAGCGGGAATGTTTTAGCTGGTCATTTCTTTACTGGCTATGGCTGGCAAAACTATAATTATTACAACCAAAATTATAGATACAATACCACTCCTCAGATAAGGGAATGGTATAACCAGTATGGACGATACAAGGGTTATTCAATAAACAATGGTTTAGGAATAACACATTACTATGACCAAAACAATCGGTATAAAGGTTATAGTATTGAACCTATGGATCTTAATTCACCATACTTAAGATAGGAGGATAGAAAATGGCACCGGAAGCTTTTGAGCGTTGTGTTCGTGCTGGCGGAAGGGTTAGACGAATTGTCGGACCAAATAAACAGCACGGATTAAAAAAAGGAGAATATGTTAATTATTGCTTCTTACACGGAGAATCATTCCGGGGAGAAGTAAAGAAAATTAAAGGTGATAAGAATAAACGGGCGTAAGCCTGTGAATAATACGAACGGGCGTAAACTATGAGAGCCGCCGTCTCAAATATAAATTTTTAGGAGGATAATATGGAAGATATAAAACAACAAGATTTAACGGGCGATGAAGAAGGTCTTGCCGCCGAAGACCAAGAATTAGAGGAAGAAGAAATTTCTGAGGAGGAAATCTCTGAAGGAAAAACCGTTCCTCTGAAGGCATTAGAAGAAGAACGCAAAAAGAGGCAGGAATTAGAAGAACGCTTAAATAAACTTCAGGCAACACTTGAAGTTTATCAGGCTAACCTTCGAACTCCGCAATCACCACCGCAAGCAAGGACAGAAGCTAAAACGATACAGGATGTTCTAAATGAAATTGATGATGAAGATATTGTTAGCGGGAAAGACTTGAAAAAAGTAGTTATGCAGGCAGTTAGGGAATTTATGGGGACAGTAGTTCAACCAATGACTGAATTACAAGTTAAAGCAAAGTATCCGGATTATGTGGATGTGATTACTAAAGATTTGCCAAAAGTGATTAAGGAATATCCGGATATTGTGAATGTTATCCAGAATTCTCCTAATCCCTATGAAAGTGCATATACTCTTACTAAAAGGCTTTCCGGTGGTGGCAAAGAAAACACTTCTTCTAATGAGAATACTTTGAAAAAGATAACTTCTAATCTTGAAAAACCTGGTGTTCCTACTAAAGGGGCTTCGCCAGGAGCAGACAGGTTTAACTATTACACAAGTATTGACGATGATAAGTTTGAGGAAACAATACAAAAAATAAAATTTGGTAGAAGATAACTTATAACAGGAGGTAATAATTATGGCAGTAACTACAACTTCTCAGGTAGATCCGGGAATTCAGATATATTATGACAGGGTGCTTTTGAAAAGGGCTTTGCCTTTTCTGCACTACAACAAGTTTGGGCAACTCAAATCTATTAGTAAGAAATCCGGAGATACCATAAAATTTAGAAGGTATAACTCATTAACCGTTAATCCTACTCCAGTAGCAGAGGGGGTAACTCCTTCGCTTCAACAGTTAAACAAAACCGATATTCTTGCTCAGGTGTCTTGGTATATGAATGGAGTAGCCATTACTGATGTAATTGATTTGACGGTAGAAGATCCAGTATTAACTGAGGCAACGGAAATACTGGGTGAGAATATGGGGCAGGTTATTGATATGGTTACTCGTGATATTCTCTGCGCTACCGCTTCTTATACTAATGCCAGTGGTGGAAGTAATGGACAAACTCCTACTGAGATGACCAGAAGTGATATTGATGCAGTTGTGAAAACACTGGTAGGGAATAATGCTAAACCGATTACTGAAGTCCAAAAGGCAAGCACTGGAATTGGAACTGCACCGATACGAGCAGCTTATATGTCAATTATTCATACTGATTTAATTGACGACCTTGAAAAAGTGTCTGGTTTTAAATCGGTAGCAGAATATCCTAAAGGTGATGGGATGGAAGGTGAATGGGGTGCAGTTGGTAATGTTAGATTTTTGGTAAGCTCGGTTGCTCATAAATCGGCTGATGCAACTCCTAAATATTATTGTTTAGTTATTGGAAAAGATGCCTACGGAATAACTGATATAAAAGGCGGAACAGCAAAAACAATAATTCACGGTTTTGGTAGTGGTGGAGTTGCTGATCCATTTAATCGGTTAGCAACTGCGGCGTGGAAAACTCAGTATGTGGCAAGAATATTGAATGATAACTTTATTCAAAACTTAAGAGTAACTCATAGTTAAGAGGAGGTAATTAATTATGCAGATTCCAGAAATAAGAACAGGTAACTTTACTTCAGCTGGGACCCCTGTAGCTGTCAATCTTGATATTGGCTTTGTTCCAGATGTGTTTGAGATGATAATTGAGGCGGATACCAATCCGAATAAGTATACTTTCTATAAAGCGGACAATATTACCGTTAAAGAGGCTGGTTCTGCTGGCACTTTAACTTATGAGACTACTAATCCTATAACTGTCTATGATGCTTCTTCAGTTGGAACAAAGACGGTAATGGGACAAAGTGGAGTAGTGGCTAATACTGGTGGAAAAGGGGTTACTATTCCGGCTGCGCTTCAGGTTGCTTCTAAGAAAGTTTACTGGATAGCAATCAGGGGAGCAACGATTAATCCATAACAACAATATGAGAGCAGGAGTTTATACTTCTGCTCTCTTAAATTACTAATTCTAATAGGAGGTAAGAATGATAGAAGCAGCAGAAAAACCTAAAATTAAAATAGATGAAGTTAAACCTAAAGAACGATTAGTAAAGATGCGGTTTAGAAATTTAGAACAGGCAGGGTTGGATTTAGCTTTTACGGTTGAAGGGAAAAGATACCACTTTTTAGATGGTGGAACTTATATAGTGCCTAAATCGATAGTAGATCATCTGAATAGTCTTGGGTATCCTCAGTATGAAGAGCCTAAAGAACAGGAGTTTTCAACTGGTGAGCCTCAACCGTTAAAAGTGGTAAGATGGATCAATAGATTTCATTGTGAAATTCTTGAATAAGGAGAAAATAAAATGGCAGGAAGACAAATTATCAACTTTGAAAATGTAAGCAATCCTGATAGATTGACTAAAATCCTTACTGCTTTATATGAAGAAGTTACGGCAATAAGGACATTAATTAACGAACTTAGAGATGATCACGCTACTTTTAAAACAGTAGTAGATGAGTTAAAAACAGATTTAAGCGCACATACTCATACAGTAACGCACGCTCAATGTGGTGCAACAGGCGCTGCTTATGGAACTGCAACTAATATTGCTTCAACTGCTGCACCTACGATTTCGGCAAGTGCACCAGCAACCTTATCTTCACCTGCGGTTACTCAGAAGCTTACACCTGCTAAATAAGAGGTTTTTATGGGTTACTGGACTTTTACTACCATTAAGCAGGAAGTTCGGAAGCTTACTGGTAGGCCACAGGTTACTCAGATTTCGGAAACCGAAATTGGTAATTATATCAATAACTTTTACCAGTTAGACCTTCCTAAGGAAATTCCACGCTTTTTTGAAACCTGGTATGAAACAACTACCACCAAAGATGTAGAAAGTATTACAATTCCTTCCGATTATGTTACCACTTTAAAGCCTTATATGATTGATGGTAGTGTTAGTGGCGTTACTATTTACACTGATGCCACTTCTTTTTATTTAAAGTGGCCTACCACTATTGAAATCACACACGACAAACCAGTCAATATTTTGATTGAATTTCCGACCATTATTTTTAGACCTATTCCGGATGATGCTTATAGTTTTAAATGTAAGGTATTAAAAAAGCCAACTGCTTTAGTTAATCCTGCTGATGAGCCAATAAATCAGGAATTTGGCGAACTTCTTGCTTATGGGGCAGCAATTAAGATCAAAAATGTTTATGAGGAAGATGTAACTCATTTGGTTACAATGTATGATTATCTTTTAACTAAGCTTAATCGAACAACTATCTTCCATCATCTTGAAAGAAATATTGAGAGGAGATTCTAAATGAGTGGATGGAATAAAAATCAGCCTGGAAATGTAAAGTTTGCAATAGGGCGACAGCAGATACTTGATAATAATGATGCACTGGAAGAAGCGCTATCGAGAGATCATAACTTTCCTGGCACTTATTCAGTTGATGCTGGCGAACACAATAAAATAACTTTTCATCAACCGCTTACCTCTGATCCTGCTAATCAAACCCACAAGGGATTTTTATACTCAAAGCTTGTAAACAATGTTATTGAGTTATTCTTTGAGGACGAAAACGGTAATATTATTCAGCTAACAAGTGGTGGTAAAATAAATGTTATAGGATATGTAACCACTGATACTGCACAAGATATTACTGGGGCGAAGACCTTTAAGGCTACGCTTACAATGAGCGGGGCTGATATTGTTATGGCTGGCACTGAAAAAGTTGATGGTGTTGATGTAAGTGCTCACGCAGGGGGAACGGCGAAAGATCAGCATACTGGTGGATTGGGAAATCATAGCCATCAATCGGATGGCGCAGAAGGTGGAAAATTAACCGGAAGTGCATTTAGCACTATTTTTGGTGAATGGCAATCAGTATCAATTACAAAAAATACGGTTTATCAAGCAAGCACCGATGGGATTTTGATTGTCAACGCTCAATCCACTTATATAAACGATAAATATTTATACCTTTATACTGATGCTAACAATCCTCCTACTACTTTAAGAGCAAGATTGGGCGGAAGTGGTGGAAGCGACGAAGGAAGTATTACTTGTCCAATTAAAAAGAACCATTATTATAAAGTGAGTGGAACAGGCTCTATTACTAATGCATACTGGCTACCTATAGGAGGATAGTGTGGCTAAATATCAGATATTCTCAGTTTACGATTTCAAATCAGGACTTGTTCTTGCAAGGGATGCCTGGCTTTTGCCTAAAGATGCATTCCCAAAAATTGAGAACGCTTATATTGAGCGGGGAGTGATTAAGAAAATAAAAGGCTATAAAGAATGGGGGAGGTTTGTCAATAAAGTAACTAATGCAAGTTTAGGAACTACTGTTAATAATCAATTAACTTATTCGGGAACACTTGCTAATACAAAACTAAGACCTGGTGATTTAGTTATTTCTACTTCTGAAAGCGGTGAGTCTTTTACTGACCAAGGGAATGGAACGCTAACAGGGAGCAATGGAGGAAGTGGAACAATTAATTATTTAACTGGTGCTTGGAGTATTACTTATGGTGCTAATCCTGGTGCGGGACATAGTATAACTGCTACTTATAGCTATTTCCCGGAACTTCCAATAATGGGATTTACTACTTACTACAAAACGGATGGAAGCGAAGAATTCTTAATTTTTAATACTAAGCGAATGAATAAGTATAATCCAACTACAATAAAAACCGAAGATATTAGCGGAAGCGATATTTTTACTGGCGAAGATTATAACTTCTTCTGGATGGAAAACTGGCGGGATAAGCTATTTATTACTAATAATGTTGATAGAATTAAAGTTTATGATGGAACAACTATAAGTGATTTAAATATCGATACTAACAATGATGGCAATAACGATGTTGACACTGCACTTCTTATATTTAGTTACAAGGGACATCTGGTGTTATTAAGGACTTATGAGAATGGTGTTCACTGTCCGCAACGGGCACGGTGGAGCAATGAAAATTCCTATACCGATTGGTATAACGGAAGCGCAGGTTATGTTGATTGCGAAACTACTGACTGGATTATGGGAGCAGATTTTATTGGAGATGATTTAGTTGTTCTATTTGAACGGTCAGTATGGGTTTTGAAATATACCGGCGATCCTAATTTGCCTTTTATCTGGAGACAAATAAGGTCAACGGAAGGGTGTTTTTCTTCTTATTCGGTTATGCCTTTTTCGGATGAAATTTTGTTTGTCGGTCCAGTTTCCTTGATGGGCACAGATGGAATGGACATTTATAATATCGATGAGAAAATACCTGATTTTACTTTAAATTTTAACCAATCAGCTTTCAAGTATATTTACGGAAGTGTTTTAGAGGAATTGAAACAATGTTGGCTTGCATATCCTTCCTTAACTGCTGAGAAAAACGATTCACTTCTTGTTATGAATTATGAAGAAGGCCACTTCGCTGTTATTAAGTTAGCTATCCACTGCTTAGGATATTACAAAATAAACGAACAACCCCCCTGGGATGATTGGGATATTTACTGGGATGATTTAGATATGTTGTGGGATGAGAAGACGGTTCAGGCAGGCTATCCGATTAATTTAGGTGGAACAAGCGATGGAATTATTTATCAGTTAAATTATGGCGGTGAATTCTGGACTAAAACTTTACTTTCTAATGGCTGGCAGGATAACAGAAATCCTATTCCTTTTGAAGTATATTCGGGGGAATTAAATCCTTTTTCTGAGAATGGAGTAAGGGCAAGATTGGGGTTTATCGATATTTTAGTTAATAAAGATGAAGGGCAAACCTTTTATATTGATATGTTTGTTGATGGTGATAATACTCCTTACAAGACAGTTGAGGTTATATGTGATGGCGCAATTGGCGATAAAACTTGGAAAAGAGTATTTTCTGGAGCTATAGGGACATTTCATCAGATAAGGATATGGCATAATAATAGAAATCAGACAGTTAATTTACACGCTTTTAATATGGCTTTTGCACCTGCAGGGAGGCTTGCACCGTGAGACTATATGTTACTGAAAATATTCCCTGGCAAGATGATGTTATGAAGAAGCTTAGCAGAGATCCTGCTGTTAGTGGTTACTTTAGGGAATTAATACATTCTTTAAGGAATATATACGAAAAAATTGCCTTTGCAGTTAACGATTTAGACCAGATAGCTACTGCTTATAATTTAGTTTACGATACCAATATTACCGTTAATTGGAATAATGGAGGAATACAAAAAGTAACTTTAGCTGGAAACCCTACTATTAGCTTTAGCAATTGGAAAGCAGGGAGAATTGGAAGATTGATATTAATTCAGGACGCTACTGGCTCAAGAACGGTAACTTGGAATGAAACAATTAAGTGGAAAGGTGGAAGCGCACCCACTTTAACCACTACCGCTAATAAGGCGGATATTATCACTTTTATTTGTGATAAAGATAAAACAATTTATGGAATGGCAGATTTAAATTTTTAAGGAGATAACCTATGAAAACCGAATATAACATTGTTATAACTTTGCTCTTTGATAATCAAACGGATAGAGACACTTGGTATAGCAAAATAAAGGATGCTATTAGTAAGGTTAAAACTACCTTACCAGCTTGCAAAAGTATAGTTGCGACAAAAGGCGAAAGCTTGATTGAAGACACGGTAAGCGAAAACTTATAAAGGCTAATTTATGGCTTCTGTCGGTCCGAATAACGGTAGCACTTTTGCTGACGATAGTTCAGTAGGAAACGTAGCTTGGTCTAATCCTGCTAATGCGCAGTATAGTGATAATGTTTATGCGACTGTATTGATGGGAATCAGTACTTCACATTATTTAAAAATTACTGGTTTTGGTTTTTCTATTCCAGCTGGTGCAACTATTAATGGAATTTTGGTTGAGGTAGAAAAAAAAGCTGCAGATGGATATTATAAAGATAATAGTGTTAAACTTGTAAAAGGTGGTGTTATTTCGGGAGATGAGAAAGCGAATACTGGTGTTTATTGGCCTACAAGTGATGCTTATGCGAGCTACGGCGGAAGTGCTGATTTATGGGGACTAAGCTGGACAGCAGCTGATATAAATGCATCTGATTTTGGAGTAGTTTTTTCTTGTCGGCATACTTATGTTTCTACAAATTATGGCTATGTTGACCACATCCGAATAACGGTTTACTACACGGCGGTTAATACTTATACTTATACAGGTTCAGGCTTAATACAGACAAGCGGGTCAGCGAGCGTATCAAAGACAAAAGCTTATAAAGGTTCAGGGCAAATACAAACAAGTGGGCAAGCAGTAGTTTCTAAAACAAAAAGCTATATTGGTAGTGGACAGATACAAACAAGCGGACAGGCGGCGATTTCTAAGACAAAGGCTTATATAGGTAGTGGACAGATACAAACAAGTGGACAGGCGGCGATTTCTAAGACAAAGGCTTATATAGGTAGTGGACAGATACAAACAAGCGGACAGGCGGCGATTTCTAAGACAAAGGCTTATATGGGTAGTGGCTTAATTCAGACAAGCGGACAGGCACAGACTTCAAAGTTCAGAATATTTTCTTATATCGGTGGCGGTTTAATTCAGGTAAGCGGACAGGCATTATTATCAAAGGTAAAGGCTTATATCGGTTCAGGACAGATACA